CAGTTATACTTCCTAATGCAACATTGGCAGAAGGATCTTCTGTTGGTGCGATGAGTTTGGTTTTAGAGAATAAAAAACTAGACCCTTGGAAAGTTTATTTCGGGATGCCAGCGAAGCCGATTAAAAAAAGAAAACAGAGTCCCTTGCATTTAGAGAAAGAAATAAAATGAAAAAGAAAGCTTTAGTTACTGGAGGTTGTGGATTTGTTGGTCATCATGTGATTGATCACATCTTTAGAAATACTGATTGGGATATTTATTGTATTGATAAGTTAAGCTATTCTTCTTTTGGTTTATCAAGATTACAAGAAACAAATATTCTCTCAAATCCACGCTTCAAGATGTTTTCTTTTGATCTTTGCTCTGAGATTTCAAAAGGGATGGAAAAAGAAATGTCTGACGTTAATTATATTTTACATATTGCGGCAGAATCTCACGTTGAGAACTCAATTGTTGATCCAGTTAATTTTGTAAAAAATAATGTAGATTCAACCTTAAACCTTCTTGAATTTGCGAGGCAAAAATGCACTAATTTAGAAAAGTTTATGTATTTTTCTACAGATGAAGTTTTTGGTAATGCTGAAGAAGGCTTTGCTTATAAAGAAGGAGAAAGATTTAATTGTGGCAATCCTTATTCTGCATCTAAAGCAGCTGGAGAAACATTATGTGAGTCATACTGCAACACTTATGGCCTTCCTATTGTCATAACTAATACAATGAATATTATTGGCGAAAGGCAACATGCAGAAAAATTTATTCCGAAAGTAATTAAATCAATCCTTAATGATGAAAAAATTTATATCCATTCTTATCCAGATAAGACAAAGGCTGGAAGTAGATTCTATATTCACGCCAGAAATGTAGCCGATGCCTTCATTTATGTATTACAGAATACAACTGAATTATTAGATAATCACGACTCTTCAAAGGGTCGTTACAACATTGCAGGATGTGAAGAACTTTCTAATTTAGAGGTAGTTGAAATCATTTCTAAAATCATGGGTAAAAAAGCTGATTATGAAATGACAGATTATCATTCTAATAGGCCCGGCCACGATTTAAGATATGCACTAAATGGAGACAAACTAGAAAAGCTGGGTTGGTCTGTCCCTGTTGATTTCAGGAAAAGCCTTGAGAAAACAGTAAATTGGACTTTAAAAAATCGTAACTGGTTAGTAGAATGATTCTATGATCCCACTATTTAAGCCATTTGTGGCCCATGAGTGCATTTCTAATTTAGAAGACATCTTTAAGGGTGGCAACTTGACTGAGGGCAGTTTTTCAGATCTTTTTGAAGAAAAGTTTTCAGAATATATAGGCAATAAAAATGTATCTTTAACAAATAGCGGAACTTCAGCTTTGCATTTAGCTGGAATACTGGCTGGGATTAAATCTGGTGATGAAGTTATCACAACAGCGATGACTTGCATGGCTACTAATGAGCCATTCTTTAACATGGGAGCTAAGTTAGTTTTTGCAGATGTTGATGTCACCACTGGTAATATTTGCCCACGAAGCGTTAGGTCTAAGGTCACAGACAAAACAAAAGCAATTGTCGTCGTTCATTGGGCTGGTCAACCAGTTGATTTAGATGAAATTCATTCTATAGCAAAAGAATTTAATTTAAAAGTTATTGAAGATGCAGCTCATGCATTAGGTTCAGAATATAATGGGGTTAAGATAGGAAATCATTCCGACTTCGTTTGCTTTTCTTTTCAAGCAATTAAACATCTGACCTGTGGAGATGGAGGGGCTTTAGCTTGTAAAGCCGAAGAAGATGTTATTAGGGCGAGAAAAATTAGGTGGTTTGGATTAGATCGTAAATTTAATGGGCTTAGTAGGTGGGACCAAGATATTACAGAGTCTGGCTATAAATATCACATGAACAATATTAACGCCTCTATTGGATTAGAAAATTTAAAAAATATTAATTTAATTATATCTAGACATATAAAGCATAGAAACTTTTTTGACTTAAATATTACCAACAAAAAAGTGGTAAAAATGAATAAGCCTAAAAAAACTCTAAGTTCTAGTTGGATATATTCTTTACTTGTTGAAGATAGAGTTGAATTCATTTCTCACCTAAAAGAAAATGGGATATCTTGTGATAGAGTTCATGTCAGGAACGACAAGTATTCTGTATTTGGCGGGTTAAATAAAGAATTAATTTTATTGAATGAGTTCGATTCAAAACTAGTAAACATCCCAGTTGGGTGGTGGTTGTCAAAACAAGAATTGAACCATATTTGTGAATCAGTTAATAAATATTAAAATGAAAAAAGTAATTATCACAGGAGTAACAGGTCAAGACGGTAGCTTTATGGCCGACTACCTCTTGAAGAATACTGAACACACTATTGTCGCTGGTGTTCGTAGATTGAGTGTCAAAAATCATGGCAATATTGCTCATCTGGTAGATAACCCACGCTTCAAACTCATTGACTTAGACGTTGCTGATCAAGCTAATACGGAGATGGTTATCGCAGAAGAGAAGCCAGATTACTTTATTAATTTTGCAGCAAATTCTTTTGTAGGTGTTAGCTGGAAAATGCCAGTCAATCATATGGAGACAAATGCTATGGCTGTTCTCTATCAGCTTGAAGCAATCCGTAAATACTGCCCCAAATGTCGTTACTATAATGCTGGGTCTTCAGAGGAGTTTGGAGACGTTTTACATGCTCCTCAGTCAGAACTCCACCCATTGCGCCCAAGGAGTCCATATGGTGTTTCTAAGGCTAGTGCTAGGCACTTAGTAAAGGTTTGGAGAGAGTCTTATAGGCTTTTTGCTATTCAAGGCTGGCTTTTTAATCATGAAGGTACTCGTCGAGGTGAAGAGTTTGTGACGCGCAAGATTACTAAGAATGTAGCTCGTATTCAAAAAGAATACCCTAGCGGTGATTTCAAACCTCTTGAGTTAGGAAACGTGGATGCAAAACGAGATTGGAGTGATGCAGAAGACTTTGTGCATGGTGTTTGGCTGATGCTCAATAACAATGAACCGAAAGAATATGTGTTATCTTCAGATGAAACACATTCCATTAGAGAATTTGTTGAGGAAGCTTTCAACTTCGCAGGATTTGCTAAAGACCAATGTCGATGGGAGGGCTATAGTGTTAACGAGAAGTATTACCACGAAGATAAGGTATTAGTGCAGATTAACCCAGCTTTTTATCGTCCTGCTGAAGTAGATTTACTTTTAGGTGCTTCTGATTCGGCTAGGAAGGAATTGGGATGGTCTCCGAAAACAGATTTTTTGGGTTTGGTTAGAAAAATGGTTGCAAACGATATTGAGTCATATTAGGATGCTCTTATGCCAAGGGGTAAAAAGGAATGTCCAAAGTGTTCTGCTTTGTGTTCTAGTCGCGCTTTAGAGTGCGAGTGTGGGTTTTTATTTAAAAATCAAAAAAAGACACAAAAAAAGTCTACTTATTTCAAAGAGAGGCAACAGTTTATACGGAAGATGCTTAATGATCAGCCTTCTTCTAACTACAAACTGGACATGATTGCAGCTACAAAGCTGTTCAAGCGTTTCAAAAATGACGTTGACTTCTTATTAAAGGTAAAGGCTCCTTTTAAGTTTGATTGTTCAATAAAGTACTTCTTATCCAAGGAGGGTTTGGACTATTTAGACAAAAAGCACAAGGAATTTCACTATAAGCCAAAAAACTCCGAAAAAATGGTTGACCAAAAGATCAAATCAGGAGAGGATATATTGATCGAAAAAAGAAAAACCCTGAGAGATTTTTTAGATGAGTAAGAAAAGCGTAAAAGAAAAAGTTGGTACTTCGGAGTTTATGTCGAAGTTTTTTAAAAGCAATAAAGATTTTCATTATAACTTTGAAGAAACAGCGAAGCCTTATTCAGTTTCAACTGGCTCTCTAATTTTAGACCAGTTTGTTGGTGGTGGGCTTGGTGCTGGATTACAGCGTTTTATTGGCTGTAACGAGGGGGGCAAAACGAACGAAGCTCTTCATGTTATGAAGAATATGCTTGAGACTGTAGAAAGCACAAAGGGTCTCTATATTAAAGCAGAGGGTCGTTTGTCAGAAGATATCCAGAAACGTTCTGGTTTAAAATTTGTAAGTAATCCAGATGATTGGGAGTTAGGCACTTGCCTTGTCTGGGAATGTAATATTTATGATACAGTTTTTGATGGCCTTAGAGAATTGCTAAGGAATAATCCAGATAAAGAAAGATTTTGCATTGTCATCGACAGTATGGATGGCTTGCTCCCTAAATCTGATTTAGAGAAGACCACTAGTGATGCAGCAAAAGTTGCAGCAGGTGCTGCTCTAACTTCTGATTTTTTGAAGCGAGTTAGTCTTGGTATGGGTAAGTTTGGTCATATGTGCATTATGATCTCTCAGGTTCGGTCAACTATCAAAACGAGTCAGTATGCTGCTAGTGATCCAAACAACCAAACTAATTCTAGCGGTGGCAATGCAGCCCTTCACTATCCAGATTGGATTATAAACTTTGAAAAAAGAAACCAATCTGATCTAATTTTACAAGATCAAAAAGCAAGGCCAAGTCCAGAGAATTCTATTATAGGCCATTACGCTAAAGTGCATATTCAAAAGTCCACGAATGAAAGCACTGGAATGCGTATCCGTTATCCAATTAAGCATGGTCGATTAGACGGAAAATCTATTTGGATTGAGCGAGAGATTATCGAAATGCTTCTAATGTGGAACTATATTGAGAAGTCTGGATCTTGGTTTAAGTTTGATGAGGAGCTTATTAAGTATCTTGATGATAAGGGGATCGAAGTTCAAGAGAAGTATCAGGGAATGAAATCTCTCTATGACCTCTTGGAGAACAACGAAGGGATCTCGAAAGGGATGCACTTGTTTATTGCTGAGAATATTTTTGTATGATTTTTTTGACGACAACTGGTCGTGAACAGAAGCTAAAAAACTCTTCGAAATATTTAATCAACTGGGACAAGAAATGTCGTAGTAAAATCCAAAAAAGAGTAAAAGACCTTTTGTACTCACACTGGATCTCTGATATAGTTTTTGAAGAGCTTCCTGTTCTTGGAACTAGAATGACTATAGACTTTTATAATGCAAACAAAAAACTTGCGATAGAGGTTGACGGGAATCAGCATTACAAATATAACAAATTTTTTCATTCAAACTCTAGACAGAATTTTTTGTCACAATTGCAGAGAGATGAGAAGAAGGAATATTTCTGTGAAATTAACAAAATTAGACTTGTAAGAATACTGGAGAAAGATACTCTTAATGAAGATCTACTGAACAAGTTGGACGTAATATGAGCCTTTTTGATAAAACAGACAATACTTTACCTCAAAGCATTCTTACTAAATTGTTTGACTGCACTGGCTCCCCAAGTGGGGGGAACAAAGGCTTCTTTCTATTTTATATAAATGAATTGGGCCATCCTACTTTCGCTACTAAAACAGACAACGTTTGTGTTGATATGGCTCTAACGAAGTTGGTTGAAATATCTCAAGAGAAGGAGGGAGGAGAATGATAGCTAGCTTGGACTTAGAGAAGACAGTTTTAAAAGGTCTTCTCCAGCACCCTCATAAGTGGGCTGAAGTTTCAGTTTTCTTAAATGAAAAAGATTTCTTTAGTGATGATTCTGTTGTAAACCTTTCTATCTTTAAGCTTATCCGAAATGCTCTGGATAATGCAGAGACTATAGATGACACTATCCTTATACCAAGATTGGAGCAGCTAAAGGTTAGCTTCCCAGATAGTATTGATCTTCCAGAGTATATACGTTCATTGGTTTATCATAAGATAACAGAAGAAATTTTTGTTTCTTCTGTGAGGGAATTAAAGAAGTTTTCTGCTCGTAGAGAAATTTATTTTGCTGCGAAAAATGTAGCCACTTATGTAAAGAAAGTAGATCCAAATCTGAAGTATTCAGAGATTATTGACAAGTCAGACGAGATCTACAACAAGAACATCAAAGAGTTCGAATTTAATGACGAAGGTCCAATCAACTTATTTGATATTATGGAAGAGTTGGTTGAAGATAGAGGAAATAATCCTATCGAAGAAACAGGTTTAATGGGTCCACACCAGCGCATAAATGATGTTTACGGTTCTCTTCTTTTAGAAGGTAACATTTCTGTTATTGTTGCTCGCTCTGGTGTTGGTAAAACTCAGTTTTGCATGGATTATACAACTAGAACTGGAGCTAAATACGATATCCCCATTCTTCACTTCGATAACGGAGAGATGAGCGAAGAAGAATTAACTCTTCGCCAGTGTTCTGCGATGACAGGCATACCAATTTATCTTTTACAAAGTGGAAAGTGGAGATCATCTAGTTACAAAGACTGGACTGTAGAACAGGTCGTGGAAAAAGTTCGCAAGGCTTGGGATGAGATTAGGTCAGGTAAGATGAAATTCTATTACCAAAATGTTGCTGGTATGTCTGCTGAAGAAATGTGTTCTTACTTGAAAAGATTCTATTACTCTAAAGTAGGCAGGGGCAATAGGATGATCTTTAGTTTTGATTACATCAAAACAGATTTTAACAATTTGGGTAAAAACGATGGTTGGCAACAAGTTGCCTCAATGGTTCATTTGTTCAAACAAACGATTCATAGGGACTTATGTTTTGATGGTAAGCCTTGTGTTTCAATGATGACTTCTGTTCAGGCAAATAGGCTTGGGATTACAGGCAACAGGGGAGCAGATTCTATAGTCGATGATGAAAGTGTGGTTTCTCTTTCTGATGGTATTACTCAATTCTGCTCTCATTTGTTTTTGTTGAGGAGGAAGATACCAGATGAAATTCATGAAGATGGAGATCGTTTCGGCACTCATAAGTTAGTTAACCTAAAGGCTAGGCACTTGGGTAAGGATGCTCTTCGTGCGATCAATCCTGTAGAAATGCCAGATGGGTCTAATCGTAAGAATTTCATAAACTTGAATATTGAAAACTTCAGGGTTGACGAAAGGGGCGATCTTCAAGATATTGTAAACTCTGCTAATAATATTGATGTTTCTTTAGAGACTAATCAAGAAAATGACGATATCCCAATGGTCCTTTCACAATGACTGATTACAGATCTATTTTAGAGGACTTAGGTTATAAACTAAAAGATCACGGTTCTTATTGGAGAACTAGTGCAGTTTATAGGTCTGGAAATAATACTACAGCCCTACAAATTTACAAAGATACTGGGGTCTGGAAAGATTATGTGGAGGATTCTATGTTCCTTCCGTTTGAGGCGTTACTTCAAAAAACTCTCAATACAAGCGATAAGAATGTTTTAAATTCTTATTTAAAGACCGATAGTGTAAATATATATGAACGCGCCAGAAAAAAGCATCTTTTGAGTGAGGAAAAAACATACCCAGATACTTGTTTGAATAGATTATTACCTCATTATGATTTTTATTTTAACAGGGGGATCTCAGAAGATACTCTTAAAAAATTTAAATGTGGATTAGCCATGTCTGGCAAAATGTATCAGAGAGTTATATTCCCTATTGTGCGCTCTGACGGCAAGATACACGGGTTTTCAGGTCGTAAGGTAACAAATGATCCTAGACCCAAATGGCTACACAATGGTAGGTGTTCTGATTGGTTCTATCCATACTATACCATAGATGATGTTGCCGCTGCAATTGAGGAAAATCGTTGTGTTTATGTTGTAGAATCTATTGGGGATTGTGTTTCTTTATTTAATGCTGGGGTTAAAAATGTTCTTGTTTCCTTCGGTCTGAATATTTCACCAAAGTTTATATCTAAACTGCATGGTTTACCCCTAGATAAAATTTTTGTTGCTTTTAATAATGATTTTAATTCAGGTTCCAACAGAGGATTTGAAGGTTCTATCAAGTCTATATTTAAACTCTGCGACCAAATCGATTTTGACAAAGTATTTTTTTCACCACCTCCAGAAAATGATTTTGGAGACATGAATGAGAAGCAAATACACAAATATGTTGAATATTGTGCTTCAATTAACCATAATGAATCAATGACTAACGTTATTGATTTCGCGAAAGAGATGGATAAACGGGGAGTCAATAAAACTTTCTCTAGTAATTTAAGGAAGTTCGAAAAGAAATTTGACTTCCATTATGGAGAAATCTAAAAACAAGCCTTTATCAGCGTCACGGATAAAAACAATGCAAACCTGCACTTGGCAATACTGGGCCAAGTATCATTTGCGTTTACCAGACAAGTCTAATCACGGTTCTCTTCGTGGGACTATTTGTCATGCAGTATTTGAGAATCTAGGTAATCCTCGTCATAGAAGGCATTACAAGGCAATTATTAAAGCTCAAGATATCAATGTAAGTCCACCTATTAAGAGAATGGTGGATGCTTATGCGAAAAAGTATGAGATAGACGATTTCGAAAATATGGATTTAATCAACAAGATGACAGTTGAGGGTCTAAATTTTGATTTCTTTGGTGATACGGATGGCAAGCCAACTGAATCTATTTCTGAGAAAGATTTCGATATATCTGTAGAAGATGGAGATAAAAATTATAGAATTTTAGGCTTTATCGACAAGCTTTTTTTATTCAAGAGGAAGAAGACTGCAATCATTAGAGACTTCAAAACTTCGAAAAGTATTTTCGAGGGTAAAGAGTATTCTGATAATATGCAGGACTACATGTATTGTCTTGCTGTAAAATACTTGTATCCAGATTACCTGAAGCGCAAGATGGAATTTTTATTCTTAAAATTTGACCTTGAAGGAGAAGGTTGTTTAGAAATGGAGCCATTAGACGAATTGGATTTGGAAGGGTTTGAATACTTCCTTACTGATGTGCAACAAGTAATCAACAACTTCAGCGAAAAAACTGCTGTGAGTGGGCTTGCTTGGGACAAGGGTTACCCAGCCAAAGAAGATGGATTTGCAGGTAAGATTGTTTGTGGTAGAGCAACACATGTTGGTCAATTAAAAAAGAATGGAGATTTGATGTGGCATTGCCCATTTAAATTCCCATTTGACTACTACCATTTGCTTGGAGATGAGGGCAAGTTTATTAAGTCTTCGTATCAGAAGGAGGACTTGCAAGAAATGCTAGATGAAGGCAAAGGGGTAAAGATTGAGAAGAAAAAATATTCAGGATGCCCTGCTTTTTCATTTGACAAGTCGATAGATCTTATTTAGGATCTAGTCATGGTTCCTCTTTTTAAGAGTCAATTCAGTATAGGAAAGTCTATTCTCACTTCAGAGAAGATATTAGACATAGCTCAAACTAATCAATTAGAAAAAGTTATTTTGTTGGAGGATACTTTTTATGGATTTAGGGTATTTAACAAACTCTTCCAAGATGAAGGAATCCCATTTGTTTTTGGGTTAAGAATTTCTGTTGTTAATACAGAGGGGGACTATAGCGAAAAACCTAGTAAGCTAGCTCTTTTTGCGAAAAATAATGAAGGTATAGGGGATTTAAAAAGGATGTTCTCTAATGCCTCTTTAGATGATAGAAATTCTTTGATTTTGTCTGACTATAACGAAAGTGATTTCAAGAACCTAAAGGTTTGTGTCCCATTTTACGACTCTTATATTTTTAACAATTTATTCCATTTTGGTTTATCCCACATTGATATTAAACACTTAGATCCAGTCTACTTTATTGAAGACAATAATCATCCTTTTGACTTCCAAATTAAGTCTATCATTGATAGTCTTGGGGTGAAAACTCAAGCCGTTAAAACTATTCTCCATCGTGACAAAGATGATTTTGCTGCTTTGCAAATGTATAAAGCAGCTTGTAATAGATCTGGGGGTAAACCTCCGACTTTCCAAAACCCAAACCTAAATCACTTCTGTTCAGACGAGTTCTGCTGGGAGTCTTATAAAGATGTTACCACATAATCAAAAATATTTAGTCTTTGACACAGAGACTGAGGGTCTTAATTTACATTCTTCTCGTACTTGGCAAGTTTCATGGTTAATTTGCGAAGGTAATAGAGTTATCAAAGAGAACGACCGATATATTAGTCATAAGGATCTACAAATAAATAAAAAGGTAGAGCATTTGACTGGTTTTAGTTGGGATAAGTATAATGAGAGGAAGGAGCCTTTGAAGAAAGTTTGGGCTGATTTTAAAGCTGATTTGTTTAACCCAGAATACAAAGTTGTTGGTCAAAATTTATTGGGCTTTGATGTCTATATGGTAGCTGGAATGCAAAGGTTGTTGGGGGAAACTCCTGATTATTCTTATCTTAATCGGATTTATGACACTAGAGCTTTTGGTAAGGCTTATAGAGAGGATTTAAAAAAGCCCAATAAAGACTTACTTAGTTGGCAGTATAAAATAATTCATGACCGATCTCTAAAGGCTAGAGTCTCTCAAAATCAGTTATTAAAATTTTTTGGGATAGAATTTGAAGAAGAAAGACTGCATGATGCGCTTTATGATAATAAGATGTGCTTTAAGGTTTTTTCTGCACTTAAAAAAGAAATGAATTTATGATGTTTGAAAATTTTTCTGTTTACGATGATTGTGAGCCACTTGGAGTGGAGTTACCAAAAACTTCAGTTAGCGAAGCTGTTTTGAGTAGTATTGGCCTTGATAAAGAGAGTTCGACTAAAGAGATTATGTATGAGCTTGCCCGTAAGGGTTTGCGAGACAAAGGCATTATAAATTTCAGTAATAAGAAAGAGTATTTTGATCGCACAATACAAGAGTTGGAAACTTTCGAAGAACTTGGCTTCACAGATTATATTTTGTTGAATTGGGATGTTTTAAACTTCTGCCATGAGAATGAAATTCCTACTGGAGCAGGTCGTGGTTCTGCTGCTGGCTCTTTAGTTTTGTATTTACTTGGGGTAACCAATATTGATCCCATCCCACACAACTTGTTCTTTGAGCGTTTTGTTTCGAAGAGCCGTGCTAAGAAAGTTTACGACAAGCGGAATAAAGAGTTTCTTGTCGGTAGTCTACTCCCTGATGTTGACTCAGACATTAGTTATGAGCAAAGGCAGAGAGTCATTCAATACATTGAACAGAAGCATGAGGGTAGGACAGCAAAGATTTTAACCTTTAACACTTTTAGTTCTAAACTTTGCATTAGGGAGGCAACCAAGTATTTTGATGAGGCTAAGGAGGATCAAGCCAATATGGTTAGCGATATGATTCCAAAGCTTCATGGTAAAGTTTCATCTTTAGAAAATGCAAGGCAGGAAAATGAAAAGTTTGATGCTTGGGCGAAGAAGCATAAGAGAACTTTTGTTAATGCGAAGAAGATAGAGAATTTGATTAAAAATACAGGAGTTCATCCATCTGGCATTGCCATCTGCTCCCAATCAATCGGAGATGTTGTTCCTCTTCAAAAGACTAAAGATGGGGACTTAGTGACAGGCTACAACATGCATGATGTTGCTGACCTTATGGTTAAGTTCGATATTCTTGGTCTTAGGACGTTAACAATCGCTCACAGGACTTGTGACAAGATCGGCATTAGCATAGATGATATAGATCCTAATGATTCATTCATATATGAAAAACTTCAAACCTATAATCACCCAGAAGGTCTCTTTCAGATCTCTGCTGATACAAACTTTAGGGTTTGCCAAGATGTAAAACCAGACAATTTAAATGAACTTTCTGACGTTGTAGCTCTTGCAAGGCCGGGGGCTTTACAATTTGTTGATGAATATGTCCGTCAAAAACAAGCTCCTTTATCAAGCAATCTCCACGAAGATTTAGACGAAATTCTTTCTTGGTCTAAAAATGTTATTTTGTATCAAGAGCAGTTGATGCAAATCGCCAATAAGGTTTTCAGCCTAAGCTTAGAAGAAGCGGAAACTCTTCGTCGGATCGTTGGTAAGAAAAAAGTAGAGGAGATGCCGAAGTGGAAGGATAGAATTTATGATGCTGCAAAAGCTCTAGGGCTAGATGACCAGATCAGTGATTTCTATTGGACTGCGTTACAAGCTTCTGCCGATTACTCATTTAACAAGTCTCACAGTTTCGCTTATGCTGAATTAGCAGCTAAGACTGTATACTTAAAATACAAATACCCTAGAGAGTTTTTCTTATCTGTTCTGGAGTCTTCTGAATTTGATCCAGAACCTCTTGAAGTTGTTACTTCTGTCCATGAAGAGTTAGATCACTTCGGTATTAGATTATTGCCTCCAAGCTTATTTAAATCAAATATGGATTTTTCAATTGAGGGCAATGACATTAGATATGGTCTTAATGGAATTAAAGGCATTTCTTCTAAATCCAAAGAGGGTCTTTTGTCTTTCAAGGGGTCAGACGGGTTCAAAAGCAAGTACGATGTATTCACTGCTGCTAAAAATTGTGGGATTAACATTTCAGTGTTGGCAGCTTTGATTCAAGCTGGAGCTATGGATGATTCTACAGAGAAAAGAGGTAGGTTAGTTTTAGAAGCTCAAGCTTTCAATATACTGACAGATAGAGAGAAGAGAAATTTTAATCTATTTAAAGAGAGGTTTGGCGATGATATTTTAAAAGCGATATCAGAAGTGATTAAGGTTAATGCTGTTGCTGATGATGGTCGTCCAATAATGAAAGAGTCTAGATTTAATACTTTCAAGAAGAACTTCAAGAACTACAGGGAGATGTTTAATAAAAATAAGCCATTTCAGAAGTTTTGTAATTGGTGGTATGAGAATACTTTATTAGGGTATAGCTATTCTTTTGATTTGAAAGACTGCTTTGAAGATGAATTCGGCTCCATGAGTTGTTTAAGAGAGATTGATGAGATATCAGAAAGGACTAGTTTTAAAGTGGCTTGCCAAGTAAAAGATTTTTTCACTAAAGTTTCTCAAAGTGGTAACAAGTATATGATGATTAGAGCCTCTGACAATACAGGCTCTGCTAGTTTCTTAATGATGGACAACTCTAAGGGCGATACTCTCTCTAACTTCCTTTCACAATACAAAATATCGAAAGATTGCATTTTAATCTTGAACGCTAGCAAGGGGCGTGGTAGTAGTTTTGTGAACTCAGCTAGAGTGATAGATACTAAGATCATGATGAAACTTAGGGATCTCAATAAAAAATGAACGACTTGCCATTTACTCCACAATTAACCTGCGTCCTCAAGGATGCTCAAGATTTGAATGAATTCCTTGGGAGGAATAAAGTCGATCTAGATGTTTTTTTTCATTCGTTTATTAATGACTTAAGTTTATCTTGTGAGAGTATTCTTGAACCATTCTCTTGTAGGGACGCTTTGCTTTTGGCATCTCAAAAAGTCATTGATAAGAAGAAGCCTAATAAAATTGTTTGCAAAAGATATTCCACTAAATTAAACAAGCTAATTAATGAATGTAAGTTTATACAGAGGGATTTATTTGGATTAGATTATGTCAGTCCAGAATCTATCCTTCTTTGTTTTTTGAGCGAAGGGTTTACTCCGAAGGCTTTTGTTGGGATTTTAGATAAAGACGACAGGGATCTAATGGTGGAATCTATAACTCGTTTTATAAGAGATGAAGAGGACGTTAAGCTAGAACCAGAATATTCTTTCCCTGATGATATCTCTGTAGATATGGTTGGAAAATGGATTGGTATGTTTGACGAAAACCCAATTCTTGATCAGTTCGCAGAAAATTTAAATTTAAAAGCGTCCCGCGAAGAGTTTGATAAAATAGTAGACTTTGACGATAAAATATCAGAGATTGCGACTATCCTTTGTAGGAAGAAAAAACCAAATGCAATTTTAGTGGGGCCAGCAGGAACTGGTAAAACCTCTCTGATTGAGGGTTTAGCATCTCAAATTGTCAATGGAGAAGCTCCAGAACTTATCGCTAATAAAGTCATCTACTCTCTTAGTTTATCCAGTATGGTCGCTGGGACACAGTATCGTGGTCAGTTTGAAGAGAGGTTGGAAAAGTTCGTAGATGAGGTAAAAAAGTATGAAAATATCATCTTGTTTATAGATGAAGTCCATACTCTTGTTGGAGCAGGAGGAACTACAGAAAATTCTCTAGAAGCTTCTAATATACTCAAGCCTGAGCTTGCTCGTGGTACTATTAGTTGTATTGGGGCGACTACGATTAACGAATATACGAACACGATTAAGAAAGACTCTGCTTTAGATCGTCGCTTCGAAAGGGTTATTATTAAGGAGCCTTCTAAGTTCCAGATGAAGGAAATTTTACCTACTATAACTTCTTACTACGAAGACTTCCATACGGTTAAGTATACTGAAAATTTTGTTGATCATGTTATTGATTTTTGTGAGAGATATCTCCCCAACAAATTTTATCCAGATAAGGCAATTGATGTGGTCGATCATTGTGGAGCGCAAGCTAAAGTTTCTCACTGGGGTAACGATAGTTCGTTCAAAGAATTACAAAAAGAAATAAAAGATAGCGATATAGATCTAACCTCGACAGAATCGGTATTGTCGTTTGTAACAGAAAAATTATCAGGCTGGTCAGAATCAAAAGAAGGAGAAACTCCAGAGGTTACAATGAAGCATCTTAAAGACTTTTTCTCAAAGAAAGAGAACCCTCTTAGGAAGCCAAAAAATTTATCTAACCTCTCAGGAAGCTTGAAGAAAAAGTTTCTAGGGAATGATAAGGTTATTGATTCTCTTATTGAATCTATCTCTCTATCTAATTATGGGATGTATAAAAAAGGGGCAGCTCCCAGCATCTATTGTATTACTGGGGTAGAGTCTAGTGGAAAGAGTTTCTTCTGTTCGACTTTAAAAGATTCTTTAGAGAAAAGTGGGGTAAATGTGCTGAACTATAGCGGAGTTCATTTTTCAGATGAGTTCGCGAAGTTTAAAATTTTGCCAGAAGTAATGAATAATACCTCTCTATGTGAGAAGATCAATATTCATCCTAATAGCGTTATCATTATCGATGACTTTCATAAACTACATCCTTCTGTAAAGACTATATTTGCTCAGATATTAAAGGACGGGAAGCTCCAGATGTCGAATGGTGACCTAGCAGATTTCTCTAATGCTAAAATATTTGTTACAAGTGGAGTGGAAAATATAGCATCAATGGGCTTCAATTCAAAAGAGGATTCTCCAACTTCATCTATTTTTAAAGAATTATTATCCTTGGTTGACTGCAATTTAGTATTAAAAGAGGTCCGTAAAAAAGACATATTTAGAATCCTGTATCATAAAATAGAGAAGATTAACGAGGATTTAAGGTTGAGTAATATAGAGGTTGAGTTTACACTAAGTTTCTTAAAGAAGTTTGCTCGTTCCTCTAAAAATCTAGTTGACTTTGAGGAAAGGTTTGATACTTATATTAATAAGTTCATTTGCGAGAAAATCACAGAAAACTGCTCTAAAATAAATCTTAATAAAATTAAAGTATGAACGAAGAACGAATATTGTTCTGTTGCCCTAACTGTGGGGGTGATATGGAGGGGGACGGATACACAAGGGTTCTTCATTGCGAGTTTGTAGATGACATACTTGATATTGAGCCAGATGCTAACCCTATTTTTTGCAAGGATTTTAGTTGATAAATTTTTAATTGCACTTAGAATAACGTGTTATGAAATTAAATCGGAAGCAGAAAACTGCACTTAATGTTATTCGCGGAACTCGTGGTCGTTTCTTTGGTCTTCACACTTCTCAGGGAGAGACTTTGAACGCACAGTTTCGTGGCGAGACTGATAGTTATATCCAAGTATTTGACCGCAATAATGGCCTTCTTCGTCGTTTTGCCAAAACAAGTCTCGACAAAGTTTCATTTGGGAAGTAATGAGTGGTTCTACCTCAAGGTATTTGAGAAACTTGATTTCATTTCAAGCAGACCCAAACATGAAAAGAGTTTATAAGCGCCTTAAAAAACGCTATACTAAACTACCTCACAATAAGAAGCACTTAATTAAATCTTATATCAATCTATGAACGAAAATAATACATCCAGTGAATGGTCAGAGCGTGAAATCGGAGCCTTATGGCGTAAGGGTGGTGAAAAACCCTTTTATTCCGGCAACCTCACAATCGGAGACGAAAAAGTTGAAATCGTGATCTTTAAGAATAAATTTAAAGAGAAGGATACTCAGCCAGATCTTCGTATTTACAAGAGCAAAGCTTTGCAGAAGTAATGGCTCCAGAACAAGAGCAAGAGCTTCACGAAGCCCTTGTGAATCATATTACAAGCAACTTAACTTTCGCAGAGTTAATAGATATAATCTCCACTTTGGTTAAAGAAGAGGTTGATCGAAAGCTTGAAAATATGAGTGAAGAAGAAAAACTTCAAAGTTACAGTGAAGTTTTTGAAAAAAATGTGTAACATCATTTGATGGAATACGATTTTTCTAAAGAAGCTAAGGAATTTCTTGAGTCTCAAGCTGCCAAGCGATCTGGGCCTAAAAGTGGAGCGCAAACTCCAGCGAAGCCTAGTGAGCGTAAAAAGGGTTCTAGTAAGAACAAAAAAGGCAGCGCGGGTAAAGATGGAAAGAAAATTACCTTCTCAGAAAAAGTTGTTACTGCTCTAAAAAACAAAGTTAAGGAGCATAACGAAAAACATTCCAAAAAAGTTTCTCTTACACAGCTTAAAAAAGTATACCGCAGAGGTGCGGGGGCATTTAGCTCTAGTCATCGCGTTGGAAAGACCAGAGGTCAGTGGGCGATGGCTAGGGTGAACATGTTTTTAAAAATGGTGCGTGGGGGTAAGGTTAAGAAGTCTTACCGCGCAGCAGATCAAGATATTGCTAGGGGTTCTGAGGATTATTATATAGAATATCAAAATAATGTTTTTAATGATTTCGACGAGCTTGATTTTGCTTACGCTCGTTTCGATCTGCAAAGAGTTGAGGCTTTAGAAGAATCAAACCAAGATATTGAGGATCTTGAATATACAGAGGCAGAGAAAAAAACTTTAAATAAGCCTTTTCGCCTAAAAGGTGGCAAGAAGAAGTTTGGAGTTTATGTAAAAAACCCAAAAACTGGTAATGTGATTATGGTTAAGTTTGGTGATCCCAATATGGAGATCAAACGTGATGATCCAGATCGCCGCCGTAATTTCCGCGCTCGTCATAAGTGTGACACAGCTAAAGACAAAACTACTCCCCGCTACTGGAGTTGCAAATTTTGGTCTAAAAAGCCTGTTAGTTCAATGGCTTCTGAAGAAGTCATCGCTTGGGATGATAACGAAAAGTTCTCTCAGTGGTGCTGGGACGAGGAGTCTTTTGCAGAGCATCAAGATTTGTTGAATGGATATCCATTCTTAGAATCAGTAAAAGAAATTGTAGAAGACGAAGGCGAACTTTAATATAATACCTTTGTGAGAAGGGTATTAGTTACTGGTAGTGAAGGTTTTATTGGGAAAAATCTCTGTCCTTATCTTGAAAAAAGAGGAATAGAGGTCGTTACTTACGACATTAAATTTGGGAATGATCTGCCTCCCTTGAATGGTATTGATGCAGTAATCCACCTTGGAGCTAATTCAAGCACAACAGAAACTGACTTAAAAAAGATATTAAATGAGAATTTTATATTCTCTGGCACTCTTTACCAGCTATGCGCTAATATGGAGATTAAATTCCAATATGCTAGTAGTGCTTCAGTGTATGGTGTAGCAGATTCTTTTAGAGAAGATCAATTCTGCGTTCCTCTAAGTCCTTATGCGTATAGTAAATATATGTTTGACAATTGGCTCTTGAATGAGCATCATCCATATCAAGGGTTCCGTTACTTTAATGTTTATGGACCTCATGAAGAGCATAAAGGGGATCAAGCTAGTCCCATCACTAAATTTATCAAGCAAGTTCAAGAAGATGGAGAGATCAAAGTATTTAGGGGAAAAGCAAGTAGAGATTTTGTCCATGTGGAAGATGTTTGTGAGGTGCATTATAGGATGCTTCATCATGACGATAGCGGTATTTTTAATGTTGGGACTGGTAGCTCTGTTTCTTTCAAGGACATTGCTGATAAAATGGCAGAAAACTCTGGAGCGAAAGTCAAACAGATCGCGATGCCACAAAAATTAAAAGACCAGTATCAAAAATTTACTAAAGCAGATATTACAAAACTTACTTCTGTGATTGGCGAGATGGAGTGGAAACAAGTTTTAGAGTGTATATAGAATAAGAATAATGTCTTTAATTAAAACTCTAGCCAAAAGCCTACAACTCTACCTTGAATTAAGGAATAAATTGGCTTTTTTTGAAATAAAAAATCAACATAGAAACATAAAAAATGAACTTATTAACGAAATTGAAGAATTACGGGCCGCTGGTGATAGCAACTCCTCTGATCGCGCTGACCTCTTGCGGAAGCGTCTCAAATCCGAAAACGACGACTTTGAACATATATCAACCGTCTTCATTAAAGCTCAAGGCGGGTCAGCCAATCCAGACTGAAGAGGGAGTTTATACCCCCCAGATAGA